AGCAGGTCTTGTATCAACAGCTTCTCAAACCAGCTGATGCGCGCAAAATTTTTTTTATTGTCGATACTACAGGAAACACCGGTAAGAGTTGGTTTGCAAGGTACTATTGTGACTACCACGGAAACGCGCAGATTATCATCCCGGGTAAAAAAGCCGACATGGCTTTTGCTGTCGACCCAACCAAAAAAGTTTTTTTCTTTGACTGTCCGAGAAGTAAACAGGGGGAGTATATCCTATATGATTTTCTCGAAGAAATGAAAAACGGTTGTATCTTCAGTCCCAAATACGAGAGTAAGATGAAAACCCTTGATACTCCTCATATCGTCGTCTTGATGAACGAACGTCCCGATCAGACGAAACTTAGCGCCAACAGATACCATATCACTATGTTGAAGTAGTGGTCATAATTTAAAAAATCTTAACGTTCTAACATGTCGGACGACAGTGGACCGATCGCATTCAATAGCAATGACGGGGATGGGGGGGATCACACTCCAGGTAGGAGGAAAAATCCTAACCCCTTCAACAAACCGCTGCAATACCCTGGCTACAAGGAGAGGACTTATCCGGAACCTCTAGGGCCTTGGGTAGATGAAATGCCACACTTTAGGATGTATGTAAATCAATGGGTTGGTTTACGTAACTGGCCCAGGTTCAAAAAACTGATCAAATCTACTATGTATTTAAAGGGTAAAGCAAATGACTTTCGTCTCGGGCTTTTCAATAACCAGGGAGGGCCGGAGGAAATAATTTTTTTAATGATGTGTCTACAATGGAGATATCGGAACAATTTAAATGCATTGAAGGTTAGGGATTCCTTAATCCCCGCTTCTCTGGATGATATGAGAATTCAAATTGATTCACTTGATAACATTATTGATATTCCCGGAGTACCAGAAGTTGGACTGGGTGCGGCGAAGTGGTTGATAACCGCTTTTCATTGGATGAGATGGAATCAATTACATGGTCACTCAGTTTTTAGAAATATTGACGGTTACTACACGGGGTATGACCAGAATCCTTCTCTGTGGAGACAGACACATGAGAAGACTATTTGGTTTGAAAGTCAAGCTGGTATGGCATTGACACATTCTCCTTATGCGTTTATCAATACGTCTAACCTTCGACCGACTTCAAATTCATTTCCGTTTCTTTCTGATGACACCAAAAGAAAAATTTTTTGGGCTCATTCACTATGGGCGCCCACAATAGTCAACAGTAATTATTCTATGGGCTCATTGAAAAGGATTACCATGCCTTTGGTTCCTACCACACAGGAAATTCTAGTGAAATCTGGTCTTTTATCTAAGAGTACCGCCTCTCTAGATGGGTCCGAATTTATCACATACAACCGGATCTTCTCAAATAATCCTTTATTCTCCAATTATCCTAGGCACAACCCATTCGACCCATCAAAGAGAAATGTGACAACACAAGCTCCACAACCCGTATTGACACACTCCCATACGTTTCCTGGAGGGAATAATACAAATACACTCTTATCCCTCGATGGGCAAGGCTTTAGCGGATGGGGCACATTATTGGTAGGACAATCGTTAGTTAATGGTATCCATCGATTGGATGTGAGTGCGGATGGAATATCCAAGACAACGTCTAATGTCGAGACATGGCGGGTAAATCCGCCTGCTGGTCAGGCATTTGCTAGGCTTGTTGTCCAAAACGATGGGTATCTTTCTGTTTATAACCCCACGGGTCAAAATGTAAAAGTCTTGTTTGCAGGAAATACGATTCAGGGTGGTCCACCTACCGTTGTACACCTTACCCTTGAGACAGATGGGTCATTAAGATTCTATGCTACGTTGGGTGGTACCGAAACCTTATTATCTATTATCGCCTCATAAAATTTAAAAAACGGTTTCAAACATGGATATTGAACAACAGCAACCTGAACCTATGGAGCAACCCGAACCTATGGATGTCGATCAAGAGTCAACTCCGGAAACAACTACAGAACTAGTACCAGAGATTATCCCAGAACCGATACCCGAACCTGAACCCCCAACTAATCTATAAGGTCATAAAAAATGAAGTCGGTTTTCTTATTCATGTTGTCTTTCGCTTTTGTCGCAGCAGTGGCAAAGGTAAACAAAGGGGGTGGTTCGTGTTCATGTAATTCTACTTCGACACCTAAGAAAATGGGAAAGAATTTGAGACGCTTACAAAATATTGACGACGATAGTTTTTAACAATGACTAAACGAGCGAGGTATCCTACATTCAGGGCTTGGTTAGACACACAATGGGATCCGAATTACGATGGCGATCCAGACATTCCGAGTTTATTAAACACTAATAACCTAATCGCTAATAGACCACTCAAAACTGTCAACGCGTATAGCTTGGAAGGGGTTGGTAACCTAAATCTTACCAAGACTGATATTGGTTTGTCTAATGCTGACAACACCTCAGATATTAATAAACCTATCTCCACTGCAACCCAAACGGCACTCAATACTAAACAATCGACTCTAGTTAGCGGGA